TTTGTCATATCAAGTGGAGCAACAAAGTTAAAGTCCTGCTCCTTTACCTGTCCAATAGAAAAGCCTGTCTGTCCTACTGGCATATCGTACCAGTTCTTACTGGCAAGAAACTTATCTACATCAGCATGTTTCCAGTTAAGGCTGGCATAGATAGCAGACCTACGACTACCACCTTGCATAACCCTGCGACCAATTTCATTGATCATCTGCATCTTAGGTATAGGTCCAGAAGATAGACCACCTGTACCATTCAGGATACGACCTTCCTCACGGTATACAGAATAGTCTATACCAATGCCTCCGCCTGTCATAAGACAGGACTCAGACTTCCATGAGATGTCTGCCCAATCTTCTCTGGTATCCTCCTCTGCTTTGAGAAGGTAACAGTTATTAAAAAACTTATTCTCCCTACCTGCATAATAAAGATAACGACCACCGGGAATAAACTTTAGATCGGTGATCATACGTTTCAGTTCGTCTTTGTCTTCCTTACTTAGATACTCCTGACATACATCGTCTACCAATGTAGATGACAGTGCGTCCCATGTCTCGCAGCCGTGGTGTGCATACTTGTGCTTAAAGATATCTTCGCTAAACTTAGAGCGAAACATGGGGTTTTCGTTAGAACGAAATTGTGGCATAGCTTTGTTCCCCTTCTATTTATTATATTCCATTTCCAATATTAGTTGTGCATAGTGTATCGCTTTCTCAATGTCTTTTCTTCCCTCTCCCTTTGTCCGATGTCGTGTAATATATTTTATCACATTACCTTCTAGATAGTCAAGCCCATTTGCATGAATATATTCTACTGGCTGTATCTTGCATCCCTTGTAATGTTGTCCACCTACCTGCTGATCTAATGCTTTCTGTTCTTTCATGCGTCTAAGATAAAAGTCATAAGTTCTTTCCTGTTGGGGGTAGTTAGGTTCGTCATAGGAAACTATTGAGTTTTCTTCTGATGTCATTTACATTCTCCGATGTGACTGTCTTTAAAGCAAAGTCTCTTACTATGTCTGGTTCAAGTCCTGCTAAGTGACAGGTGTTTTTAAAGTTCTCACACGTTACTCCAATAGAAGCAAACACCCAAGCTGATGCCTGATCTCTTTGTAAGGAAGTCTCACTACTTTCGTTATTCTCTCTGGGCTTGCTCATATCAAGCAGTGCTTGAAGTATTATTGCAAGGTTAAGAGTCCTGTCAGGATTCTTCTCTGTTAGATCGTACAGTGTACCAAAGTCAGGAACTTCATTCGTCATCAGGAAACTCCTGTACTGGTCTATAAAATTTACCTCCAACATAATTATTATAATATGCTGGCTCGTCTGTTCCTTCTAACTTAGCTGTTAGAACTTTATATATCATTTGAAAATAACACTCATAGTAACGCAAGCTCCTTTTGTTTTTATACTCTCCTATAATCTGAAACTTAAAGTTTTTCTTTCCTAACTTTTTAATATCTTCATTTAAATATTTACTAGAGCCAGTATATACCCTCCAGTTAGATTCAATTTTCTTTTTCTTTCGTGTTATAAAATATTGTTTACATCCTATGTAGGATCTGGTTGTTTTTTTATTTGTTATTCTGTAGACAAAGCCAAAGTTTGCAATGATGTCAGGTTCTTTATTATACTTCCAATGCATCTATACTGAAACTTCCAATACATCTGGTTGCTTCCCTACCTGCGTAAGATACCTTTTGCCCTGCGAATACTTAAAAGCACGTAGACCCTGACCGCCATTAGCATCAGACCAACAGTCTCTCTTATGCTCACAATAAACACAACCAACAGAAAGCTTGCGGTTGCCAGACTTACCATCAGGTATATCGGAATAGCACTTATCAGGTACGGTATTATTAGCAACCACCTTTTTAAGGTGTTTAATTCTTTCTTTAGCATTAATCATATCCATACTGTGTAGTTGCGAAAGACATATCTCACCCGTGGATTTGTTGATGGCTAGGAAGGCCGCACGATCCAGATCATTGGCTGCTGCATAAGCAGATACCTGTGCAACATAGCCGAAGGGATCGTCTTCTGTTAGTTTATTATACTTAAACTTATCGAAGCCAATACCACTAGCAGACTTACAGTCAACAAGAACACCATCAATGATAGAGTCCTGATGTCCAACCACACCCTCAAGCGTAACTTCTTTCTGTTGATCTGTAACTTCGTGTCCTGCCACAGTAGCACAAAGTAGTAGAAGTTCTTCTAAAATATAGCCATAAAGAAACTTAATACGTGTGGCTGGTGGAAGCTCTTCTTGCTTTAAGTTTTTATTAACATCATACCAAAGTTTTCTGTCTGGCTTACCTATAGCTGATAGTCTAAGATTACCACGATCTCTGGGTACATCATAAAGAAAGTCTTTAATGTGTACCTTCAACATTTCACCAAAGGTATCAATGTGTTTATCTACTATGCTTTCATCCATGTCTATAGGATCAAGAGTAAATAGATTATATATATCTTCAACTAGAGTATCTACTGTTTTCATAATAAAAAGAGGGAGAGAGTAAGGACCAAAAAACTCTCTCCCCCCTCCTTTCTATGCTATATTAAAAGGGAATAGCTTCATTTTGTTGTACATAACCACCCTCAACGGGTTCAAAATCATCCCCGCTACTAGCATACTCAATGAAGTCCACTACCTGAACGGCTGCTAGATCAGCAGATACACCGGACTTATTGGCGTAAGTCCACTCAAATGGAATAGCTTTTACATTTACCTTACTACCATTAGCTACAAGCTTTCCATCCCACAGATTATTCTGTGAATCTTTTACGATAGGAGGCTGACGTTGTGTACCATCCTTACGCATTACCTTGCGCTTGATAGTAATAAAATCTCCACGATCATCTCCCTTGTTAGCGATAGGCAATCCAGAGCCTTCAATCACAGAGCGGTTGTCGTCGTCTACTTCGACCTGAATGCTCCACACAGGATCAAACTTGGTATTTGGTTCTGTAATGGAAGCATAGTGACACTTGCCGCTGATGTAAATAGGATCGTTCATTATATTCTCCTTTATAAATGCTACGCTATTGTAGCCATGAATGGGGATCATTCCCCGTTGGTTGTCTACTACAAAACAACAAACATATTATACCACAGGAATATGTGGAAGTCAATAGCTTTAGTGTGTTTCTGCCCAATTATTTCCAACTTTATAATCGGAGTCTAGATTACATTTGAAATTTAATATCTCCTCTGTAGTTTTTATGGAGTCTTTTGTTATCTTGGTAAAGCTTTCTATGTCTGGCTTGGCTACCTCAAACTGATACTCATCATGTACCGAAGCAACAAGCTTGGCATCAAGGCCATGCTCCCAGATCATTCTGTCCATCTCAACAAGCCAACGCTTGCATACCACTGCACCGGCACCCTGAAGCAGAGTGTTAAGGGCTGCATGTTCGTGTCGGATATGTAGCTTCCTGCCATCAAGTCCCGTGATCCTGCCAGACTTAGCTGCCTCAGTGACAGTCTTTCGTAGTCTGTTAAGGTATGGCATGTTCTTCAAAAACTTTTCAATCAGTTGTTCCCCCTCTGCCCACGCTCCTCCAACAACAGTTCCTATCTTGCCGGGGCCAGCACCGTATAGAAAAGCATAGATAAATGTCTTTGCCTGATCTCTGGTCTGTAGTCCAGCAGCCTTCTGGTTGGCAGTGTGAACGTCACCGGTCAGAACTTCATTGGTGAAGTTGTCATCATCCATGTAGTGTGCAAGACAACGTAGTTCAAGACCACTGGCATCAGTACCGACTAGCTGATGCGTCTCTGTGTTAGATACCGTCCACAGTTCCCTGCACTCTTTACCATAGGGGCTGTACACAGCAGGAACTTGTGCCATGTTAGGCTTGTAGTGTGCCATACGGCCAGTAATAGTCTTTAGAGTAAGCACTCTACCATGTACCCTGTCTTCATCAGAGCAAGCTTGTATCCAAGACTTGAGAAGTCCTGTACGTTTCTGTAAAAGAAAGTAACGAGAGAACATTTGTGCTTCTGGCAGATCAATTTTATCCAACACTGATTCGTTTATAACTGCTCTATCTGTTTCGGTACGCTTGGTAAATTTTACACCCATTCTTTCTAGACGATCAGCAATATGAATACGGCTTGCTATATTAAACTCTACTACTTTATCTTTAAGCTTTTTACCTGTCTTTTCAGATTCTCTTTCTATTACATCAGGAGGAAACATGTCATGTGCTTTTTCTTCTAGCTTGTATAACTCATCTAGAAGGTTAGCTTCAAGCATCATTCCTTTTCTTATATCAAAAGCAAATCCATTCTCCTGTTGGAGGTCTACGATGCTACGAACTTTTCGTTCTAGATCGTATGATGTGCTAGAGAAATCAGAACCTTCTTTTTCTAGAGCAACAGCAAGTTTCTGCGTTACATTAACATCCTGCTTACAATACTCCAACATCTCAGGAGTATAGTATCTGTAGTCATTGTGTTCTATCTTCTCAGAGCGTAGACGTTTGCCCCAAGCCTCAAGAGAATGACCACCATCACGTACAGGATTATACAGTTGAGATTCAATCAGCGTGTCACGTATCTGATCAAGCTTTATATCAGAACCAGTAAGCCTGTTGAGAACGGGAGCGTCAAAGCTGATACCATTATGCATAATAAAAGTATCAATACGCTTTGACCACTCCCTGAACTCACCACACTCACCCTGCACCCACTGCCGAGTCTTTCCTGTATCGTACTCCTTAGCTACGATACAGTGTATTTCTTTTGCGTTAAGACTATCAGTCTCAATGTCCACCACTGCTTTCATTTGTCATATCCACTAGGTAGGCTTGTGATACAGGAATGTGAAAGAATTGTTCGCCCTTTCTTATATTACGATTAGAAACTTCTTTTACTTCGCAGTCAAATAATGTATTACCATCAACGTGCCATGCCATTGTACAGTCATGATTAAAGACTACGAATGTAAGTAAGTCATTATAGCATTCCTTTTTCCACTTGTCAAGAAGTCTCTGCTTACGAAAGGGGATACGTAGTTCTTCCCAATTATTAGGCCACGTATCTGTCTTCCAAGAATATTTAACTTCAACCTCATAGAGGTGTCGTGGAAGTCCTTCATCTACTATTGAAACAATATCAAAGTAAGTTGTTTCATTAGTATCAATGTTGGTGTGATCGTGTTCTTTTAGCCACGTAACCATAGCTTCTTTAGCAGCCTTGTCAGCAATATCGTATAAACTTTTATCAAACTTTTTCTTAACCGTCATTGTCATTCTCCATGAATGGGTTATCGATCTGTGTCATGCGTCCGGTAGTACTATCGTAGTAAAGATGACAGGCTATACCAGTGTCTCCCGTATACCTGTTCTTGATAATACGAATAGATGTCGTGTTAGCTTCGATGGGATCGTCTGCCTGTTGGTTACGCTCCAGTGCAATCACTGCATCAGAAAGATGTGCAATAGATGCAGAGCCACGAAGATGCGAGAGAGTAACTTCCCTGCCATTCTCATGACCGTTGTCACCTGATGGCCTACGTAGATGACTAACCAGCATCAGTGCAATGCCTGTCTCCTCAACAAGAGAGCGAAGCTTGGTCATCAGGATATCAATAGACTTACGCTCGTCTCCGTTGTCCTCCTGTCCAGACACAAGAATAGAGAGGTGATCAAGAAAAACCCACTTGCAGTCCAAACCCTTTGCCATATACCTGACACGATCTAGTATCTCATCGTTGCTGACGCTGCCAAAGTGATCAAAGGCAAAGAACCTGCCAGAGTCAATCGTCTTGGCTTGCCAATCATCCAACTGTTCCTGCGTGTACTGGTCACGAATCTCCTTGATATACAGTCTAGCATTAGCTTCAACACTCATAAGATTAAACGCAGTCTGCTTCGTGTTCTCTTCCATAGCAAGCACACCAATGTTGTCTTTGGTATTGTGCATGATATGATACATAAGCTCACGCATCACACTGGACTTACCCATTCCTGCACCACTGGTAAATGTGATAAGCTCTCCGGTCCTGATACCATACGTCTTGTCGTTCATGCCAGACCAAGGGTAGGGACAAGTCTCGTTGTGTGTTTCTTCGTAGAGGCTACGCCCAAGATCAGCAAGGTTAATGATACCTGCTGGAGTATAGGTACGAGAGTTCCACCACGCCTCAGTAAACTTCTGACGCTGACCTGTCTTGAGGTATTCGTTTGCATCCTTCAGTTCAAGATCAACGATCTTACACTTATTAGGTTCAAACAACTTAGCTACTTCCTGCGCTGCTGCCCTTCCCGGCTCATCATTATCAAAACATAATACTATAGTATCAAACTTACTCAAGTAACGAAGAGCCTGTTTACAGTTGTTCAGTGCAGACGCTGCCCCATTTTTCAGAGATACTGAAGGCCACTTAGATCCCATCAGTTCGTATGCACTCATAGCATCAAGCTCGCCCTCGCACACAGTGATAAACTTACCACCCTGATTGAAAAGGTTTTGACCAAACAAGCCACAGTTCTTTAGGTCACCCTCAGACCAGAAAGTTTTATCATTAGTACGCCTGAACTTAGATGCCATGTGTTCACCAGCATCATTGTAATACTTATACATATGTTGTGTCACCATGTTACCTTCCTTGGTAACAGGTACGCTATACTTTTTACAGGTATCAAGACTAATCTTTCGATCAGAGATGTCTGAATACTTGAAGTCTTTCTTGTTCTGATTATTCATAGGAACTATCTTCTGTTCAGTTTGCATGTCTTCCTCACTTGCTCCATAAGTTTTACACCCAAAGCACCATGTATGTCCATCAGGATATGTTGCTTTGTTATCTTTGGAACCACACCTCTCGCATGGTCCCATGTCAGCAGATGTTCTTGTTTGCATTCTACCACTTTCCTTTGCTAAGGTCCATAAGTTCTTTGCATAATTCTCTTCTATGTGCAGATATTTCCTTTTCTATTGATACTAAACTTTCTATCTGGTCTACTCGTTCAAGACCACGCCAAGCTGCTTTAAAAGATGTCTGTATATCTCCTCTGCCTTTTGGTTTATATATTTCTATTAAGACTTCCATAGGTCTATCCTTTTTGGATTTCATAAATTCCTCGTGTAGAGTCTCCGGTAAGATGCAGAGTGAGTTGTTCCCTGTTGGCAAGCTCTTCTTGTGCTTCCTTCTTAGTAGGGTAAGAATTAATTTCCACATCTCCTATTTCCTTTTTAAGTATTAGCTTCCACATAATGCTGCCCACGATTCAGGGAATAAGTCTCTCATATGTTTTCCAATTTCTATTGTTACTTCTTTAGTTTCTAGTTGAGCATCTCTGGTAGTACGTAGATTATACACCCGTGCAAACGCCATAAGTGTACCAGACCAGTACCACTCTGTCAACATACTTTGTGGCAGAACAGATCTTGCTTGCTCTGCACAGACACCCATATCCAGCATGGCTTTGTACGCATCTAAACAATGGCGAGAGGCGTCTATGTACATGTGATCTATAATAGTCTGTGATTGTACTTCTTCATGTGAGGAGCCTTGCTT